GTGGGCAAGTTCAGCGTCAGCACGGGGACATCGGTGCCAACCACCGGAGCCGAGGCTTTGTTGTATATCTTAAGATGACGGGCGGCGGCGTTATGGTTAGATGCCACAATGCTATACACCGTGCCGGCGCTAGCCTTGATGCTGGTAGCATTGGTCGAGGCAGCTGAGTTGATGAAAGTGGTCGTCGGCGTGTTGACGATGGCTGCGAGATCCTCATCGGAGAGGACTACTGCTGCTGATTTGAATGCGGAAAGTCTCATGGGTAGAACTAATTTAGGTTAAAAAAAGGCCGCCCCTACCCGGTAAGAGCAGAGGCGGCATTGTTTGGACTATCGTACGTCCCTAGCGCTTAGCGAGGGAAGTTTACCACAACACGGAAATCCAAGGTCGCACTCGCCGTAACGGCACCAGTCAAGGTCGCGTAGGTGAAGGTGAGCCAGGAATCTTCCGTGGTAACGAACGGAGTGGCAGCAGCAGCGCCTCCGGTGAAGGAGTCAGCGCCAGCAGCTTGAACGTCCAGCGCAGTCGAGTAACGGTCTGCATCCAGAACCGTACCGTCTGGCTTATAGTCGCCAACGGTGATAGTTGCGGTGGTTGCGCTCACGCCGCTGCTCGTGACAGCACTAAGCTGTGGGATGACAATAGCGCCGGGAGGCAGTTTATAGAGACGAACGATGTCGCTGGCAGCCTCAGAACCAGTCTGAGTATAGCGCAGAAGCAGCGTGCGGGTGTTAGGGAAAGCCTCCAAAGGCCCAACTGGGGTCTTGTTGGAAGGACTGTTTTGTAGAGCGGCAAGAGCGCCGTATAGTGTAGCCATGTTAGTAGTCTCCTATTGGGTTAATGATTAAGCGTGATAGCTGTCGATAGCGACAACACCCTCTTCCTGACGACGAGTCGCGCCCATGCGGCAACGGCTGCGGATCTGGATAGCGTGGGAGTCGGTGGGGAGGATGTCGATGGTAACGCGGCGCTCGCCGTCGCCAAAGGTGACGTAGTCCTTGTGGAATGCGAAACCGCGGCGGGTGTTAGCCTCCGAGATAGGCAAGTCACGGACTTGGGTCTTCCAGTAGAAGCCCATCCAGGTCTTGCCATTGAGGCTGCCATCGGTGATGGGCTGAACCTGGGTGAAGTCGCTGGACTTAAGCTCAATCACGTTGGTGATGAGATCCAACTCCTCCTGGGGAGAGCAGATGAAGTAGCGGTTCATCTGGGGAACAAAGGCATTGTCCATGCGGTATTTCGCCTCGGCCACTTTGGCGAAGGTAAGACCCGTGTTGGAGGCGCCGAAGTTCTTGCCAATGATCTGGCCGGCAGGAAGAGCGGTCAGGGTGGTGCCTTCGTCGCCGGTAACGGAATTACCGTTGAGCGCCGAGACGATGGTGGCATCGATCTGGCGATTGTAGGCGAAGACATCTCCCTCAATGTAAGCGGACTGAGGAGTGGCGAGGAGACCGAGATCGGCCTCATCCCATTCATCGATCAGCTGGGGGTTCTCAAACTTCTTGCACAGAAGCCAGCGAACATTGGTAGCCGGAGCCGCGGCAATGGTGGGCAGCGCACGCCCGGTGATTTCGCGCATACCCTGCTGGGACAGCTGGGAGATGCGTTTGCGTTCGCCATTAACAGGGACTTTGGTCACACACTCAGCGAGGTGGGAGGCAGTCTCCTGGAGACGATGTTGCCAGACTCGCTCGTAGTCGATCTGGACGTGTTTTCCGATTTCAAATAAAGCAGGCATTGTAGTATAGGTTCTAAAGGTTGTGAACTGACGTTAGGTTTCGTACCAATCGCCATTCGGGTATCCCTTACGGGCCTACACGGCATTTGCCTCGGATGAGCCGAGACAGCTTGCTAATACGCTTCGGTAAACCGGGTGAGCGCACCTTGCTCCTTACTTATTGCTGCGATATATTATCACCGTCAAGCGGTTTTATATTTAATTTTTTAGGCTGCTTCTTTTCGAGTAGCATATACCAGCGCAAGGGATTGCCGTCTGCGTCAACAGGCCGTGGCTTGGGCTTAAACTCAAGGTAGTGACGCTTGGTTGCCGGCGCCTGGGTGGCAGCTGGACTCTCATCCAACTGCTCATCCAGATCTACATCATTACGTTTCTTGCGTGCCATTAGCGTCCTGTAGCCAGGTGTAGTTTGATTAAGCGCTGGCGCTCAGCACTTGCGCGGCCTTGGCGAGCAGTATCACCGCTCTTCCAGTCTCCGTGATACGGATTGCTGGGGTCGGTCATAATGGCATCGGCCTGTTCAATATAGCTACGGGAGGATCCCGCCGGCTGACCATCGGCGCGAGTGTCCTCGGCTGTAGCGGTCTTGATTGCAGCCAGCAGCTGAATCATCATCGGGTTGTTGGTTGCCGATTGGCGAAGCGAGTCCGCCGGGATGTTGGTCAGGCCAGATGCGATGTCGATTCCACGCTCGGCATCCATCAAAGCAGAGTCGAGCTTGTTGCCATAGACGCGACTAAGCTCGGCGCGAGCAGCCTGGACAACACCTTGCTTGGTCGATTCCAGCTTCTGCTGACCGAAGGTGGCGTCGAATGCCAGTAGATCCTTGGCCAGTTGAGGCGAAGCAGAGTGCTTGTGCAAGATCTTGGACACCTCGTTGGCGTACTCTTCGCTGAACATATTCTCAGGCACTCCCTCTGGGCGCTTGAACCCGTAATCCTCTGGCTTCTCCGGTGCGCCGGTGATCTTGCGGAGCTTTTGCTCAAACTCAGCTTTGACTGCGTCCGGTGCGTCAGCCGGCAATGGCTCAAGTCCCTTTTGGCTAGCCAAGTAGTTGAGGTTAGACAGGCCAAGCATTAGTGCCTTGTTGGGATCCTCGGCTTTGGCGTATTTCTGGAGAACGCTGCGAGCGCCTTTGAACTCATCGCCGGCGACTAGCTTTGCCAGATCTGGGTGCAATCCACCTTCGGCGTAAATTGAGAATGCACTAGGCTGAGCAGTAGCAGCTGCTGCTGCCGGGCTGCTTGATCCTGGTGATGACGGCGCAACTGGTGCGGTTGATGCAGCGATTAGCGAACTAACTGGAGTCGGCGCTGCCGCGGCTGGAGAGCTAGGTGCGGGACTTGAGGCGGATGGGATTACTTCACTCATTTGGTTTTGGGTTTCTTGCGAACGGTTGTTTCAGTACTGTCAGACAGGAAAGAGGCAGTTCCAGACCGGATGAGGGCTTGGGTGTTGAGCATAAACAGACGCTGACCTTCAGCGCTTGCGTTAAACTGAGCGTCCGAGTGACCGTCCTTTGAGATGGCGACCAGCGTTGTCCTGTGGAAGTACGCACGCGACTCCATGTCAGCCATCACCAGCTTTTGGGCGTCGGTACGGGTATGCTCGGACGAGCCAAAGACGGCAACGTAAGCGTTAAGCAGTCTCTGGCGCTCACGCTCGCGGCGTGCTTCGTCCTCAGTTAAGGGACGGATGGGTGGTTGGATCATAGTTTTTCGATTTCGCCGCTGACAGCGGAGCCAATCTGCTCGCGCATATCTTCTGGGGCGGCACCTACATCACGAACTGCTTTGGCGGCCATGGCTGCTTGCTCCATCTGAGCTGCTTGAGCCTGGGCTGCCTGTATTTCGGCTCGCATCTCGTCACGGTCTTGAACGCTGCGGACTACGTTGGCTGCTACGCCGTAGTTGCGGAGGATGGCGCGGGCGCCTTCGTCGTAATCGATGTTGTGCAGAACCTCTGGAGCGTACTGAGCCATCGGAGCGATGATTTCCATAGCTTGCAAAAATGCAGTATTCTCCACTTCCTTGATGCGGAGCGCCATCTTGCCGGTCAGGATGATCTGAGGCATAGCTAGAGCAGCCATGTCGCTGCCATTCTGGATGACCAGCATTGATCTCGGCGCTTCCGGTAGCATCTTGCGGCGGAAGGCGATTGAGAAGCAGCGGGTGAGCAATGGGCGGAACACCTCTTGTGACAGACGCTCAAAGGTTGGGGAGAACGTACGCACCTTCTCTGCGAGTCGAGCGCTCACCTCGTAAGCGGTCATCTGTCCACGCTCTAGGTTGGCCAGCATCTGAAAGAGGTCTACGAAGAAAGTCTTATGGATCTGCTCTTGGACTTGCTTGATGAGGGTTTCGCCAATGTCCCAGCGTCCGCCGGTGCCAAACTCTCGCGGCCAGGCATCAGCCGGCACGTTGGGGTCAACTACGGTCTCGCCACCGGGCGAAAGGTCGAGGCGGGACGTAAGCCCATGCGGCACCAGGATGCGCGGCCATGCAGCAATCTCACCGAGAGCAGCCATGTGCTTGGTCATCAGGTTAACCTGGCGCACCGCGGGCAAGGCTTCAATTGCTGGCGAGTAGCCGTACGGTGATTTGCCCCACTTGAGGAACCGGGTGGCAATGTAAGGCATCTCTGGGAAGCCGGACTCGCGGACTACACGCTTGTCGGCGCAATCAACATAGACCGAGGCAATGGGAAAGAACTTAGGGTCGAGCTTCTTTGGGTTCTGCTGCTCAAGTGGGCGGGGATAGCAAGCGTGGATGAACTGGAACTTCTTGATGTCGCATTGGCTTTTGTCCTCCATTGCGGACAGGATTGCCTTGCTGCAATTCTCGGCACCAAACTCCTGTATTGCTTGGCGAGCGGTAAACTCAAAGTCGCGGAAAACTTTGTCTACTCGTCCACGGTTGTTCTCTGCGATAGAATAAGTGCCAACGTCATCTTTGCGGAAGTTAAACACAACACCCTCTGCGTCATCGCTAAGCTCTTCGACGAACAGACTGGCATGGGTAAAGGTTGAACGGTCGAGCAACATCTCATGTAGCTCGGTGTTAAAATTGCTGTTCGCCAACTCGCGTAGCACAATCTCGGTGCAGCGCTGGCAATACTGCTGCGCCTCGTCATCAGGCCGGGCGCCGGCTGACAGTACTGCTGGAGGATCATACTGGAACCATCGACCAGAAACCAAGTAGTCCAGCTGGCCGGCGGCCAAGATCTGGCTATCACGCACCGCGGTCAGGTCGTATAATTCTTCTTCCGGCGAATCAGTACCTTGGGTGTTGGTCTTGTTGATCTGATTTTTGCGCGGCATGATGTAGTCCGCTATCTCCTGGTTAAGAGCGTCGATGCTACTGCGCTCTGCACGCAATGCATCCGCCTCTCGGATGAGAGACGGGGCTAACTCAGGCGAGGCGACTACAGCTTTGTACTTCATCCGAGCAGGGTCTTGTTGCTCATGTTTTCATCTGCACCAGCAAGCAAAGTATTTGCCATGCCGTAAGCAGCTTTGCGGCGCTCTTTTAATTGGCGAGCAGCAATGGCAGCATCAGCATTAGAAGTGGTGACTGGAGGGATTGGTACTGGAGCGGGCGGAGTGCTGCCGCCTTTGAAAAACGTATTGTCGCGGGGATAGTAGGGATGTGTGAAGTTCATAATTTGTGTTTACGATTGCTTCGATTACGAAATGCAGACAGATCCCAACAGCGCAACACGTTTTTCCGTTCCAGTATTATCTTGGGTAATTCGTAGGGTAGATAGCGCCATGCCTCTGTGATATCGCCGGCCAATAGATAGATCAGCCAGGCATCAGTCTCCGTAAAGATGCGCTGGCCTGTGATATCTAGCTGAGTGGCGCTGGATAGTACTGGCCTAGCCATCACAAACACGCTCGGTGTGCTTATCACCCAGCCGTTGATCAGGTAGAACTCTAGATCCTGGCGGAACGTGCGAGCGCATGGCTCGGTCGTGTACACCGCTGCTGCTCGTTCGACTGGACTGTTACCACGCACCCCAGTCTTCCTGTTTGGTTCGCCCGGTATTACTCTTACCCAAGCGCCGTATCGGTGGCGGACGCAGTCCAGACATGACCTTGTTTGGCATGGCGCTGCGATCAGCTGTCAGCCCTCGCCGGATAGCCTGGTGGACGTAGCCGAATGCCGTCGAGGCGTGGGATGCCCAGTCGTGGACAGGTACGTTCTTGATCGTTTGACCGTCGCTCTCCTCCTTTGCCCGGTACGCTTCCAGCGATTCGACTCCGTAGGCGCAACCAACCGAGTTAAACCAGCATCGATTGAATGCCGTGATGCCATCATTGATGTTGTCCCACTCGCTGTTTGGTCTCGGTAGGCAGATGACGCTTTGCAGCCCGGCTTCGCGGAGCAGCACAGCCCAGCTTACTTCGCCATCGTGAGGCAAGATGTGGCAACCGTAGCGGTATGACTTGTCGCGGAGCCGTGCCGCCCATGCGCTTGGCGTAGCACAGTCGTCCCCACCTCGGAGACACTCCAGCAGGGAGATCCGGTCTCCTACGGTCTGCCAAATCCAACAGATGGTGTTGGCCGGCGCCCCAATGTCGAAGCTGGTGTAGACTGGAGAATGCTCGTAGAGCAGAACGTGTTCGGTGATGCGTTGCTGCGACCGAGCAAGCGTAACCGCGGCGGCGTAGATGCATCCCGGCGTAGGGGCGTCAAAGGAGCATTCAAACTCTTGCAGATAGACTGCTTTGCCTCTCGCTTCACCTTGGATGGAGATCATGGCCCGCTGAGCGCTGATTAACTCAGCCTCCGGTAGCAGTCCAGAAACGCTGGCGGGCAGCAGCAGACTGTAGACGCTGGCATCCAGTTGAGCGTCCCGCCATAACCGCCAGAATGCGTCACGACCTTTTGGCGTACCAATCCAAACGCACCACCCCTGACGGTCAGCTAGTGCCGGGCGTAGGATCTCAGACCAGGCTTGCGGCGCCATGTCAGCTGACTCGTCGATCACGCAACCATCAAGGTAAATGCCGCGGAGCCGCTCATAGTTGTCTGCACCGTACAGCCGGATCCGCGCACCGTTTGGTAGCGTCACGCTCAGTTCAGATTGACTAATGGTAATGCCTGGGATGGGTGCGGCGTACTTGCAGAGGTAAAGCCACGCAACGTCCTTAGCCTGAGAGTAGGTAGGCGCAACGTAGCCGTATCTCGGTGACTCAAGTGGGCATTGCAGCGCACGTTTGATCAGGTCATTGATCACAGCCACCGTTTTGCCGCCGCGGCGATGCACGACCAGCACAGCCCAACGCTCAGTCCGGTTGTGGAACGGGAGGAACGCTGGCCTCGGTGCGTACGGGATTACGACATCCATCTGATCACTACCTCATTGGAATGCTCCACTTTGGCCGGCGCATCAAGCCCCAGCATCTTGGAT